CAATTTGCTCCAGAAACCTTCGACCCAGAGGCTAAGGCCGGGATGGTTCCCTTCATGTCGCCAATTGTCCATGGGGCGTTTGTCCCGGACAAGGTCCTATCCAATGAGCAGGAATGTATAAGAGCTAGAATAACTAATGTTCAGCCTCCTGTTCTTGTTTCGACGCCTTTTATGGCGCAGGTGATTGAGGAGTTTGCAAAATGTTTGATTCCAGAACCGCATAAACTCCACCCAACTGATTTCGAGGAGGTAGTCGAGCGCCAAGCTCGCCCCTCACAGCGAAGAATTTTGGCCGCGGCAGAGTATGTCATTCCGGAGAGGATGCTCAAAATATTTCTTAAGAAGGAAGCCTACCCGGATGTCAAGCCCCCGCGGCCTATTTCACAGATAAACGGCCCAGATAAGCGCGATTATTCTATGTTTATTTACGCTTTTGAGGCCGTTATAAAGCCGCAACCATGGTATGCTTTTAGTAGGCCACCGCGTGAAATAGCGCAGCGTGTGGCAGCCGTGGTTGATAAGGCGAACTTCGCAGTTAATTCCGATTTCAGTAAATGGGATGGACATGTGTCAAACTTGCTGAGGGAGCTGGAGCAAACGTGCCTTTTGCGGGCCTTTGCTCCCCAGCATCATGCCAAGCTGGTTGAACTGTTTCAGTCCCAGTTCGACTTGAGTGCCATTGGAACCTACGGGTCGTGGTACAAGTCGGGTTTCGCTAGGGCGTCAGGCTCGCCCGAAACGTCTATCTTGAATAGCATGGATAATGCCTTTGTAGCGTTTATGGCCTTCCGGATGACTAAAGAGAAAGGAGTTTTTATTGCACCCGAAGAAGCCTATGCGCGGTTGGGGATTTATGGTGGCGATGATGGCCTAACGGCTAATATTGATCCAAGGATATATGTCAGCGCTGCCAAGAGTGTTGGCCAAGAATTGGCCGCCGAGCAGGTGTGGAGGGGCAAGTTGGGCATAAAATTTTTAGCCAGGATGTACTCTCCACATGTTTGGTTCGGTGATTTGAATTCAGTGTCGGACCTACCTCGTCAGTTGTCCAAGTTTCATGTCACCGTAGCTCTTTCCCCAACGATCACACCAGTTCAGAAGCTGGTGGAGAAGGCCCGTGCTTTTGCGTTGATGGACGCAAATACGCCCTTGTTGGGCGACCTCTGTCGCAAGGCTGTTAGTTTGGGCATTGGAATTTCAACTCCTGATGAGATTAAACGTATTCAACCATGGTTTAGTCAGTTTGAGTTGAGTGTCCAGTACCCCAATGAACCAGCCGACTGGTATCGAGACTATTTGGTAAGTTCTCTACCCGAGTTTGACTCAAAGAGGTTCTTGAGGTGGTTAGAGGACTGTAAAACCGTTGATGATTTACTCAGCCCACCACTTTGTCAAGAGCCTAAGCCCGCCAAACCGGCAGCTCCGGTGGTGGTTGACTCTGAGATTGTCCTACCAATTGTCCCAACCGGCCCTCTGGAAGAGAAGCCCCATGTGCCCGCAGGTGCTAGGCCCAAAGAGGTCTTTGAGCAATGCAAGGAGCGCAAGCAAGCGCAAGGCACATGGGTTGAAAAGGAGAAGAAGGAGTCGTTTGAGGAAATGCGAAAGAGGAAAATAGCGAATGGCACTTGGGTGGAGCGCGAACAGCGCCAGCGCGATGAGCGCCCCAAGACCAAGGACAGGTGGCGCGCCAGGCGCCAGTAGGCCTGACCGGCCACGTACCACGAGGGGGTGATTAGCCACCCTGCCACCGCTCGTGGACGTAAACATTGGCGAAGTGATGCCCCACGTGTTTGGGCGTGGGGCTTTGACTTGACACGAGTCGGTAAATACGTGTTGTTGACTGATGCCAAAGTTTAACAAGAAGAAGATTGCGCGCCAGGTGTCACGTGCACCA